CATAATCGTTGAATGACTCAACGCCATCCACGGTCTTGGTTGGCCTAGTCCCCAATACCTGTTGCCAATGTTCCTTAAACCACTTGTATTGTATGACTCGACTGCCACCAGTGCCATCAGGGTTCTTTGCAAATTCAGGATGAGTAGGATCTATATGGCCGTCAACAATAACCAAGTCCACATGTCGTCCCGTATTGGGCAAATTAACGGTGCCTGATACTTTTTCGTTGGGCTTCCGACTATAAGTAAGGAAGTCGTAATAAACACCCCAATTATCCCTAGTTTTTCCCTCAACACAACGCAATAGTCCCCAATTCATTTCTGGTCTAGCGTTCCACAACCCGGTTTCAGTGCTGCCCTTCGACCAGTAATCACTGTACTGACTAACACATGGCACAACTTCATACCCAAGATCGTAATAGGGTCGATGTATGTCCAGCACACGTGGATCTTGTCGCAATATCTGCACTTCGTCATCAGTGAGTTGATAATGCGTACTGCGACTTGCGGGTCTACGATGTACCAGGTCCACAGCTCTATTGGGCGCATATTCATAATGCCCCTGTTGCTCCATATCGGTATAAAAGTCGTCAAGATCTGTATGACTATGCAGTATAACGATATATTCTTTGGTTTCCATTATGTGGTCCCTTTACAGCAGTTTTCAAATTGATTTAATTTATTTATCTAACACCGGCATTGCATGTTAAACACATAAGGTAACCGGGCATCGTGCCCGGTTATCAAGTGTCTAATATAAAAGCTGCTTAGAAATTTTACAATTCTACACCTAAAAATGACATAGTTATAGTAATCCCAGTGCCGCTGAGAGCTTGCCCGCTGTTGTTGACAATTTTTAAATAAGCCGTCCCACTTACGGTAGAATCACTGTTGAACCCAAACACAGCCGGAGTAAACAATACTGTAGACTGGCCAGTTCCAGTCGTGATTACGTCGGCTATGACTCCGCTATTTGGAAGCGGGTCGGTGGTCTTTATTCGATTAGCATCGGCTACTCTAGCAGCGTTGCTACTATATAAAGTGACCCAAGCGCCTACACTGGTTGTCAAAGAATAAAGTGCGTATCCCTTAGCTATTGTGTGATCTCTCGTCACTATTCCATTGACGATTATACTATTGGTATTGAGCGACGTGGTTGTTCTAACACTACTACCGCCACCGCCTGTACTACCGCCACTAATTGTAATATTGGCTGTGGCAATGGTACCGCTGGTAGATACTAGGACCCCGTTGCCAGTAAAATTTAAAGCCTGCGCTAATGGGACTATGTCTACTCCATCCTTACGAACAGGTATTATAGTTTTACCAGGTATTCCTCGATCCCCACGTGATCCGGTGTACCCCCTGCTACCGTCATAACCAGGAATCACCGATTGTGATCCAGTATACCCACGTGATCCTAAGAATCCTCTGCTGCCGGTATATCCTATTAAAGTTGCATTATCAAAGCCCGGCTGACTTGTCTGACTTGTCTGACTTGTCTGACTTGAAAATTCCCCGACTGCAGGGTAATTTCCGCTAGAACCTATCCACATGCCTCTTGTAGCACTGTATACATATACAACGTCGGGCGACCCTGGTGGAGAATATACATCACCATTTTTTACATTGTTGTTTGGGAAATTGATTGCCATTAAAACACTCCTTATTTGAAATTATTTATCTAATTGACCATTTAAATAGTCTGTTACCCATAATTAAAAGACCATACCAACGATATCAACAGTTACGTGCGGTGAAAGAACAAAATTTTCTAGTGATTTTAGCCAAACCGTACTGTCAGTTGGCCCATTGATTAGAAATGTTATTGACATAATGGCGTATCCTTTATTTATTCAATTGTACTATTATCCAAGAGCTGCAATTTGAGCAGCCAAAGCTTCTAGTTTTGCCATTAATTCTTCCTTGGTCAATACAGTTACAGTAATATTCGGTGGCGTATACTTGTCGCCATTATTCACAGTATTAGTTGGAAAATTAATTGTCATTAAACGTACCTATATCTAGATTCTTGATTTAGCTCCCTTCACTAAGCAAACACAACTATGCCAATATTGTCTGTGTCCATTGGCTGTGGAGACGGTAAATGCGTATCATTTACATAAACTTCAAAACTGGTTGCAGTTTGATTTAAAATATAATAACTAGCATTATCTCTTAGTGTATCAGGCGGACTATGACTAGCATTCCATCCCATTGTAACTATTGCTACATAACTAGCATCAGCTCGAGCTGTAGTAAAAGTAACTAAATATCGACCAGGACTTGACCCCGCAACTCTAGCAACTGTTGCACCTCTTGCTATTTTAACAGTTAACGCAGGTAATGCAGGATCTGTTGTCCAAGGCGGGGCTAAAGGGTTGGTATCAAAATTCAATACAGCAATTGGTCCAGTACTAGGGGAACTGACACTGATAACGCCACTGCTAATACTAATAGTTGTGCCATCAACTTTAACTCCACCTAACAAAGTTGTACTTGCTGTAGGCAAGGAGTAACCAGTGGTTATCCCACCGCCAAGATCAACAATTTCACCGGCCGTGACCCATCCACACTCGCCGTCAACGTTTGACAAATATCTTACAGTACCAGTCTCATTTGGCGGTATGGAAATACCAATAGAAAAAGTTCTGAGGTCAGTTACTTTTTCATCGTCGGTCACGACTGTAGCAATTAATTGCTTGGTAAATCCAACAGGCTCGTCCTCCACCGAAGCATAAATTATGTTGCTAAGGCGGTTGTTATCGGTTTTTAAAACATAAATGTTTTGCTTGGGACGATTAGGCAATAATGGCAATAAAGTGTCAGCAACATTTGTTTGATATCCACCAATGTATATCGGGTAGGGTTTTATTGCAACAGACAACCCAGTTTGCCCGTTGCAAATTGCATTTATAGTGTATCCCGATCCAGCAACCCATTGTGCTTCGGTGTAGTCGGGGTTGCCAGCATTTGCTGCAACACTGGGTTTTCTAACGTCCCGACTTGATCTAATAGTAGCAGTAACAAGGTTATAATTTCCTATCATTTGATAATAACCAAGCACAGTGCTGTAGCCGTAACTTGCCCCGTAATGTCCGATACCATAAGAAAACACACTGGTATATGGAATTAATGGATGTGTTCCCTCTGTTACCGTAGTATTGGTGTTGGTATTAAATCTTAAATAAAAGAACCTTGCATCCCCTGGAATGGGAACGACAATTCCCGGATGCATTATTATGCCCGACCGTGTTAACAAGTGGCTAGCATTATGGATAGTCCAATCATTTAGATTGGTTGTCCGTGTTGTATTACCAAGATTAATAGCAGAGATCAATAAAGGGCCATAAATATCGCTCCATACATCATTAAAACATTTAGCAACGTAGCACATCTTATTTGCATTTAATGTACCTGTTCCAGTCAGTGACGCAGGAACCGTGGGATTCGTGCCCCGTACAATATGCCAATAAACTGGATTACCAAGATCGCCGTTCCATATACAGCTTTGCTCGCCTATAATATTTGTTATGGTACTGATGGTAGCAGGCAGTGGCGGGACATCGATTCCCGTATCGGTATAAACTCGTTTTTGTGAAACAGCTTTGGGGAGACCAAAATCCCAAGGTGTACTGCTTGCAGTGAGGCTGACCGTAAAGAGTCTTCGTCCAGCTGCGGCTATGTAATAGACCGGAGTTCCGTCACTTTTAACAGTTGTCCCTGTATGGAAATAACTAAATGTACCGGGCCACCCAGGCGAAGCTAATACTGTTGAAGTAAATGCTGGCCGTGTATATTCGTTCTCCCAGTCCAAGATATTTAATTTAAGTGTATTGTTTGCATGTGTGGTTGACCCCACAGGGAAAGTTAAAAATCTTCCGGTTGGCCCTGAAGAAAAATCAGTGCTAACAGTCATTTCGCCGTGTTTACTACTATAAACTTGTGCTGTTAAATTACTCCCAATGATGAATCCTGCATTACCGTAAAGCCACTTGCTCCACGGTGCCTCGTCAAGTATGAGCTGATTTTGTGATATAGTTGGAGCTATTGGGGATGACGTTATCGCAGTACCGGACGTTGCAGTGATCTCCCGCCCAATAGTCGAGTACAATTTATCTGCTGACCATTTGTAATAGGTCAATGTGGTTGTGTCCCAGCTGCCACGTATGCCTACAGAAATGTATCTTGAATTTTCATCAGTAGTGACTCCCACTGCTTGGCCCGCATTGAAGTAATTGGTTGTCATGCCACCGGTGCTACTGTTCCAAGTATCATCTTCCAAGACATTATATCGTTTACCACCACGGTTGGCTGGATTAAGTGGTATAAGATTTTCAGGAGTTCCTGCGCCAGTCAACAACCAAGTCAGCGGAATCCTCCATGATATAGTTGCGCCAAATCCGCCTTGCCCAAGAGACAAATTAGCCCGTGTCCAATATCTATAACCTACCCCAGCAAACAACAACTGTTCAGTAAATTTATTCCAAGTAAAGGCATTGCATATACCGGCTGCATTGTAGCCCCAAGGCAAACTGGTGTCGGTGCTGGTATTACCAGCACCGCTATGATCATTGTTAGAAAAATCAGTAGCAGCATCCAGTAATACTTGTTGTCTTAACAGTACTGGAGGAGACGTACCATCAACCGGTACATTGTAAACTTTTAATGTCATGGGATTGGCAAGATTCATTGCCAATATTCTGTCATCAGCATCAATACCGTTGGGTTTAACAGTGCCATTTATAAGACCTAACGGATTTATATATAAGAATAGATTATCAGTATCATCAAAATATCTAGTTACAGGTGTTGTAGTATAGTCAATCACCGTTCGGTAAAACGACCAAGCACCAGGCTTGCCGCTGTTGTTGGTTTTGCACAACACACGTCTGGTGTTATTCCCTGTAGCATCGTCAACCATTTCCACATATGCAAATCGCGAATTCATGTTAAGAATACGTTGTAATCGCTCAGTTGCTGTTTGCTTGAAATTTACCGACATTGGTTGATTGTCAAATATCCAAACACTTTGTTCATTGAACTTGAATGCTCTATATGGGTAAGTCCTATTTAACGGGTCAGTTGCATGATAAAACAGCGTTGGAAAGTTTCTCTCAAGAGACAACGCGAAAAAAGGACTGCCCGGTTGGCCAATACTAAACTTAAAGTCTGAGTAGGTTGGAATTCGATTTTCGCTTAGTACACCGGCCTTGGGGTCTTCGTTGTTATAGTCAAAATCGTCAATGTATTTTTTTAAATCTCTTGAGCCAGCCGCTCCCGGAGCTATACCGTTATTGGTACCAGTGGTGTAGATTTTACCTGTTACGATTAACTGCGTACCGTCCCATGTAAAATTGGGCGACGAAGTAATACCTTTGTTGAGGTTGAACAGAATCTGATTATTTCGGCCAGCCGGTAATAGTTCACTGATTAGAGTTGCAGCATCTACATAAGAAGTTGTTCCATCAGGGTTTCTTCTCAAATAACCAGTTTGATTAGCTGCATTAAAAAACCCCCTAACACAAGTAGCACTGTCAGGTGAGCAGCCGTTATAGACCCAACTATCCCCTTTACAATTTTGATCAATATACAAATCGCCGATCTGAGCTCCCGATGTAGGCAAATTAGCCGACGTGGCTATACACCCTTTGAGAGTTATTTTGTCGTAGGGAATGCCTCCCAAACCTGGACTTGGGAAAAGATTGTTTTTGAGAGTTTTATCGCTAACCCAAAAATAATCGCTGGACGGATCAGCACTTAGATATGCATTTACTCCCAGTGTATTGGGGGGTAGACTATCAAGCGTGTGAAAGCCAGTCCCGGTATAAAATTTGAGCCTTTTTTGACTAGCGTCGTACCAAAGCTGCCCAGGGATAGGATTACTGGGCTGGGTTGCGGCCGCAGAATTTTCCAATAGCCTTAAAAAATTGGTGTTGATGGCCTGCCCATAATTGGGCACCATTTTGCCAACGAAAGTAATTGAATAGTCTCGATTGATTACATTGTCATTTAGTACTAAAAAATTAGTACCATTAGCTCGAGTTATGTTGTACGCCATGTTACGCAATCCTTGCCATTAAAAACACCATATTACCATTAACTTAATTCTGCCCAAGTCCTTATGCAGCCGTTTGGGCCAGTCACCCGGTAGGTTCCACCAGCAGGGACGATTGCAGATAGTTGGCCAGAACCGCCGGTGGTGTTACCAACCGTGCCCATACTTATAGAATTAACAAATAATTCTGAGAAACCATTTATTAATTCTATACCAATAGCAACCATAATAGGAGCACTGGCACTATTGGGGTAATCTTTGTTTACCTCTCGATTATTTTTCATATTCCGCCAAGTCTGCCCTACACCTATTCCCGCCGCAGGGGGAACTGTAAAGGTAGGCATAGTGCCGCTGTAGATTTTTTGTGCGTCAGTTGCAACAATTTTTGTCAGTGTCAGTGTGGACCCAAGAGGTGTAAGCATTTTACTATCGCTAACCACTACCCCTTGCATGGATATAATCACTGCAGTATCAACCGAAATCACAATCTCGGCCACAGCTATGTCAGACGTTGAGTTTAACACGTTTATATTATCGTCAAATGCGGCAATAGCAGCAGGTGGTGACCCAGCCGTTGGTTTCAATGATTGAAAGATTGTGGCGCCCGAAGCAGCAGCACTATTGGAGTTAACATATGCCCTAACTTCTGTAGCTACTGTTGTAGTAACCGTAGTCCCAGCCTGTATAGTAGCGGTTTGAGTAGCGCGGAATGTTCCCCCATAACCAGCGTTAATACCTATTCGTGTATCTAAAATCAATTGCCATGTGCCTGGACTTAACACTACACCCATGCCTTTGGTGGCGCCGTTTTTGGTAGCCAAAACAAAACTGGTACTAGCTGCGACCGAAGGGTTGCTCGGTGCAGTTGTCGTTGTGCCCCCACCAGCTGGGCTAAAATCAACCCATTCAAAGCCATTAAAAATAAATCCGCGAAGGATAGTAGTATTTTCGTACCACAATGTTCCAATGTCTGGGTTGGGTGGCGCAGCAGCTCCAACAGTGATTGCTGCTGCGCCACCGCCAGTGCCCGAGCCCGTGATGTTTACCACCACACTGTCAGTCGTGCCATTAACCAAATTAACTGCTACTCCTGGCCCAGTAAAATTTATATTTCTTGTTATTTTGTCTGTTATTACATTATTACCAAACAGTACACGCAGTTCAGGAGCGAATCCCGCAGGTTTATTTTTAATGTAATCGATTTGATTTATATCTGATTGTACCCAATCTGCCTGAACCTGGGGGCCCACAGTAATCCATCCACGCGGTGGGCCTGCATAAATTTTTAAATTACCCGAATCATACCAAAGATCCCCGGTTGAGGGATTGCTTGGCACTCCACTGCCAGAGTTGGATTTGGCCAAGGCCTGAAATCGTGCAGGAGTGGTTCCGACTTTTTCTTGATAACATACATATAGCGTTTTATCCGTTTTGTTGTACCAAGTTTGCCCTAGTACCGGGGTCAGTGGGCGTTTACCGGAATCGCTGGCCGAATTTTCCATAAGATGTAGCAAACTTTCATTAAGTGCTTCACCATAGGACAGTGTATCCTTACCAATAAATGTGACCGAATAGTCCGTACCGGTTGTGGTTTTATTAGGTATTGTGACCAACGGCGTTCCATCGGTTTTGTTAAGTATATAGGCCATAGTTGAGTTGAATATTTAATTTTTAATTTTCATAATAAACGCTAGTGCATAGTAGGGTGGTAAATTTTTATCTGTGCCGTCAACTCCAGTAGAGCTTAAAGTAACACCGGCTGTGGCTTCTGATGTTGTAAATATGGCACCATTGCCACCCAAAGTAGATTTTGCATCGTATTCAAATGAACCAACCTTTGTACCGTCCCAAATAGCACCCTTTGCATATGAAATTTGGTCATCGCCTGCAAAGGTATGTCGGTGTGCTGTTGGAGTTGAAGCATGGTTGTGACTCACTACCACCGCATCAGCTGATCCACCGGTTTCCCCAACCCCATATATATTGCTCGCTGCGTCCCCGGCACCCATAACAAATTTATCAAGCAGGTTGGGTGTATTGTTTTTACCATCACACAATACCCACCCGGCGGGAATTGTAGCAATCGTGCCAGACCACATGATTATTGCACCAACTGGAACCAAATACTTGCTTGCTTCAGTCAAGTCAGTTTTTCTAACAAATGTGTTTAAATTCACCCAAGTATAGCTACCATCGGGATTTTTTGTTAACACACCGGTGCCTACACCGCCCCCCGGGTTGGTAGTGTTGTTGGCTGGTAAAATATTATTAATTAAAGTATCGCCGGAGACCCAAGAATAACTTCCGTCGGGATTTTTGACCAGATAACCGGTTTTGTTGTAGGTCGGTGAGCTTGAGTCAACTGTTGGAAAAAGACTTCTATTAAGATTATTGCTTAATTGACTAGCTGATATCCACTGAGTGACCCCCGACCCATTATCATACAGATACCCCTCACTCGAGGCGGGCAGTACGGTTAGAACATTAAATACTGCACCATCATAAAATCTCATTTTTCCCGACTTGCTGTCGTACCACAACTGCCCGGTTATAGGGGAACGTGGTGGTTTATCATCATTGAAATTTTCTAGCAGTGCCAAGAAATTTTCATTAAAGGGCTCGCCCCATCCCAAAAAGGCTCGGCCTACCAGTGTCAGAGAAGTGGAAGTATTGTCAAACGTCCCATCCGCAACCGTGATCTTAGGACTGTTGTTATTGGTTTTATCAAGAAGATAACTCATACCTGGCTAGTTAGATTGGTTAAAGATTGAATTCTTACAGTATAATCAATTTGAATCAATCGATTCAAACTTTTTTGTACTGGGTGAAATATTACATGTGTTAATAGTTTGCCCGAATTAAGAGCTCCGCCCCAGGATTTTAATCCTAATTCATCAAACACGTATACGCTGTCCAAATTAGCTGTATTGTCAAACACCAGTTGATCACTAGGTTCGCCATACTCCAAAGTAGTACTTACCAGTATATCAGAATAATATTTGCCAGGAATATGACGCACAGTCATGTTATTTCTAGTTGTGTCTGAATTGAAGGCACTGGCAGCATCAACCACTTTGTAGTAGGTTCGATTATATAAATCCGTTGTAGATCCATTGGTATTAGGCGGCAAATAAGTAATAACTCCTGTAGGATCCACGCTGGTTCCACCATTGCCTAAATGCAATTCGTGTATAAAGCCCGTGCTCTTATTTGACAAACTCAGCGCCAATGCTTCACTGAAATTTTCAAAATGAATAGCATTACGCTTGTCAACATACACTTCCTGAGAGTCAGGATCAAAAATTTTAATATGTCCTTCGGCCCAAATTCCGCCTTGATCAAGTTGTGGGGGTTGTTTATTATTCATAGAAATATTTATCATGTCACCGACACCGGTGGTTGCCCTTTCAAGAACCACGCAATATCGGATGTAGATTGCTCAAGCCCAACAACCGGGTCGTACCAAACAACATTGTGAGCAGCATTAATATATTGCGATGCTCCTGACCCAACCACTGCTGTTCCCGCTGGATGCTGTTGCGGCACACCGGTTCCACCGGTTCCGCGCCTAATACGTCCCAATTGATTTTTGGCCAAATCTCGTTCATAATAGGTAATTCGTTCACCATTAATGAATATAATTCCGGGATTGACTGAACTAGGAGTCGGCACATCTAATGCAGCAGCCGATGCCACTGAGATCACAGTGTCTGTGATCAACAACGGCCGAGTTAGTGTAGTTGAATTATCAGCAGACATACGATAATATGAATACTGGTCTATTAGATTTTTAAACATTCTAAAAGATATATTGGGCACCGCGGAGTTTTTGTATTTGTGAAATACTCGAATTTCTAGTGTATCAAACACAATTCCCGGAACTAATTCCTCAGGAGCATGGCTGTGAGATGTGTCAACAAACCGCCCTCCATCAAATATGATGTCCTCGGCTCGTGTTCCCAACAACAGATCTTGATACTTGCTGTATATGTTCATTTCAACCGAGTTAGTTACATCAACCTGCTGACTAAATCCCACTGGCGGATTAGCAGTATCGTAGTTAACTGAGTCAAACCCACCAGCCGACGTAAAATCAATTGATCGAATATTATACCCCGGAAATTCCACACCGGCAAACAATTGCCCATAGTCTATTCCAGCCTGTCCTGGGCTAGGAGTATAATATTTTCTTACTCGATCCATAGCTGTTTGATAATTAAAAGCAGGATCGCCATCATCAAAATTGTCATCATCAAATAAATTTACGTCAAATCCTGGGTCGTTGGTCGTAGCTCGATACCAAACACGATCAAACAGTAAAGAAATACGAAACTCCCTGACAACATTGTTTGATATTTTTGCCCACATTATTGCATCTGTGGCTAGGCCAATTTTACCGCCATGTGTTGTCAAATAATTATAAATGCCGGCCATTTTTGCCGAAACTCTAGCGAAATCGTCTTCGATCAATACATTATTTGCATAATTACGAGCTATTACCGAATCCAAGGCATTTATATTACCGATATTATTCAAGTCTCCTAACCGGAATCCGCCTGTCTGAGTTTCAAAAGCTGCATCTAGTATTGGGTCAATAGTCTTGCCAGCTACTTTGTCAGACAATGCCCCAGCAATTAATTGAAAGTCTAGTCGTGGTGCTGACCCAACTCTGGTTATCTGTAACGTAGGCATAGTGTTATACCCAACCCCAGGATCTTCAATTTTGAATCCAATAATTTTTCCAGCATTGATTTGTGCTCGAACACGGGCGCCACTACCCCCGCCACCGCTGATGCTGATCAACGGGGGGACCACATACCCTGTGCCAGACTCACCAATTGTTAACTCGGTTACTCCTAATTTGTAATTATTATACCAGTCTCGATAATCAGCACGGGTTTCCCAAAGTGTTTTATCTCCGGCACGTTCGCCCGATGGAGTATAATATTTTTCCTGTGCTGTGTCATAATATGACGGCAAATCAAAGTCAGTTGCTCCAATAGATCCCAGTGTTGCCCCGTCATAATGTGGTCGATATTCGCGTATCTTGGTGTGATAAGGTTTAGATTCATTGATATAATCTATTAGATACGATGTATTATCAGGTTGGTAATTAGGCCAACGCTCAAATTGTGTCACAGTGTGATCTACAGTTATGAAACTAGTTTTAAATACCCAATCTAAATTCTTTTGCTCTCGAAGCAAATATTGTATCAATGTAAAGAATAATTTATTTGCATATATTGCATAATCTTCAACAAATAGTTGATAGAATATGCTCTCTAGTATTTTTCTTATAGCACGACTGGGGGTAGCAGTTTGGTAAATGCTGGGCAACAACTCAATTGTAGCATTTTCCTCAGCCAATATGTCGAACCCTGTTGCAGTTATTCGTATAATTACATACGGTGCCCCGTCATTAGTCACTTTTACTACAGTGTCAATTGGGTAGTGAATCTTATTAAGGTCAGAAAATTTGGGTATTGAGTTCAGTATCGGGGTTGAGGGATCAAATCCCTCAACAATTCGATCAGTAAATCTCCAAAATTTAGTAGCGTCTGAATCATTGTCCTTGTAAAAAAAGTCACTGTCAATAATTCGAACTGATGCAGGAAGAAATGCTAAAATTTGATTGGCTTTTTTAACAAATCCCTCAAGGGCAGCTAATCGATCAACAACCAAAGTTTGTCTAGGCCTAATCCCAAGACCATACCGCTCAGACACTTTGAGTCGATGATTTCCTTGACTGTCCTGATCTGGTACTAAATCACCAATCAAATTGATCCCGGACAAACTGTCAATTAGTTTTTTAAGTATGCGCTGTGGCAAATCACTATTGATTCGATCCTCTTGAACCAATTGAAATTCAGAATGTATTGCATTTTCGGTGGAGGTTAGCTCGTTCCCAATATGTAATATTGTGTTGTCTCCGTCAATATAACTGTCGCAGTTGTATAGACCAATCGAGTTAGGAGAATAAAACACAATATAAGGAATTGCCGAAGCCTTGGGAGTGCTAATATATTCTTCAATGACACTGGTACTCAACTCTTTAAAGGTTGGTTTGATATCAAGACGCCTAACCCAAAAATAGAATCGAGTTTGCACTGCATTGGTATTTTTATCAACAGAATATACTATTGAATAGGATTCATCATTAGGATATCTAGGTACTCCTGGATAATAATTACTATAGCTGGCCGGCAACACATCAGATTCAACCCATTGATATACCCGAACCTCGCTACCAGGAAACAATTGATTCCAATTTGATTTTCTATAAATTAAATCCTGTTGCTCGTAATCTATAAATCTTATTTGACTAGTATCTAACCAATATTTGCCCACGTATTGATCAGCCCAGTAGTTGGTATCATTGATTCTCGATACTCCTGCAACATCAAGCCCATTGCCTCGATTATAATCAGCTGGATCCTGTGATTCAATATAATCTAGAAATTGCAGAGCTTTGCCCAATATGCGGCCTTTTACTGGATCAATAATGTCAAGCGGGGTTGATATAATATTAGTTTTTTTGTTGTAAAGAAATACACGATTAATTCTATCAATATTAACTAACGGTTGCTTGACTTTGATCTGCTGCCATAAAGAATTAACTCCAGGGTTACTAAACTCCAGTATACGTCCACGATTGTCGGTATTAGATAATATATCGTCCTCGGGAGCGCCAACAAATATTGAAATGTTATTGATAACAATTGACGACCCAAACAAATCCCCGCTGCTTATTGCAGTAGACACTAGTTGTTGACCAAAAATATAACTGCCCAAATTGGTACTTGTATATTGTAAAGGGGAAATCAATTCAAACACACAAACACTACCACTGTTGGTTGTTTGATCTTGAAATATTGTACCGTTTGAATCAAAATAGCAAGCGCCATCGTCAAAGACAGTGGCCAAGATAGAAGTAGCACGAGGAGCAGCAACAAAAAGTTGATTATTATTTGTACTTAATGCAATAGCATGACCAAATCTACTGAGATTTCGATTTATGGGGTTGGGTATTACTTGTGTTTCAGTTACAAAACTAAATCCTAACTCTTCAAATGCCGAGCCCGAACCGGGTAAAACAGAAAGTTTGTCAAATTCGACTATTGAGCTAGATCTAATAGTCAAAGTCTGATTATTGATTTCGGTAGTGACATAGGGAATTTGAGCAGTGTCGATCCTTGCTTTTATGTTTGCGAGATCGCCCGAGACGGTAACATCAACACCATTGATTATAATACTACCTGACTTGGACAATGCTCCCACAAGCACCCCCGAAGTTGCTATTCCTACAGTTTGCCCTAAATTAACGAATCTATAAATCTGCCCAGAATTATACGAAGTAGTAAAACTTACGCCCGGCGAGCCTACAAACAATGCAGAATCATTTTTTGCAGCCTTTATTGTAGATCCAAACTCCCCGTTTAATTCAGGAACAGCAGGTTCAATTCGTTGAACAAATTGAAAACTACTATTGTACAGACTGTACATTATAACTCGTCCTGAATTATCAATAAATTGCTGTGAGTCATTGTCGTATACATCAGCGTAGGGCGCACCAACATAAATTTTATCTTCGGCTTCATTGATTTCTACGCTGAATCCAAAGAAATCAGTTGGCCCGCTGATAGTAATATCTGTAATTATTTGAAACTGTTGGTAATATTCACTGGGCCGATAAATGCTAAACGCGGTTGAAGGAACCGTGGTAAATGTAATAGCTGACCCACTTATAGTGTAGGTTTTTGGCGATAATATGTCGCCCGAAGCAGTGACTGCTATAATAGAGTCTGTTGTATTAATTGATATTGGCAAAGTAACTGTGAAAGATTTTGGCACAGGAACATTGAGTACCAATGGGGTCTGAGTTTCTTTTTTATAGATGTAAACGGTATTAGTGCCGGGTGCCCCCACTACTAAGAAATTATCGCTAATTGCAGTGGAAAATCCAAATTTTGAGTCATCTGGCAAAACTGGAGAAATAAACTGTATAGCGTTAAATTGTCCTGCACTATTTTTTTGATAAACTATTACTGCGCCATTTTTGACAAAGCCCGGGTCGCTAACAACCAGTAAAGATCCATTATACGCCACTTGAGTACCAAAATTTGCACGCCCCACATATTTTGGAGATAAAGTTTGATCTTTAGAATAAGTGCCAGGTACAGTTTTTTTGTAAATTAAAACTTTATTGTTATCAGTTCCAGACACAACATAATTGCCAACAGCATCGGTTGCAATTGCCCGTCCTGTACCAGTCACTGGCTCATCAACTGAAAAAATTGATTTCCCTGTAGCAGCCCAAGTAGAATTTTTTTCCAACACTGCCCACTTGCCAAGGCCCCCGTAATTGTCAACCCAAATTTTTTCGTTTTCCCTCCAACTGTTTTGTGGAGTGAACTTAACACTGCTTTCAATGTTGTCAAATCTAAGACCAATCAATTTGAAAAATAATCCTGTGTCGTCCCCAACAACACTGGAAAACCCACGAAGATTTTTGTTTGATAATACCACAACAGAGTCTATTGTGGGTATAGAAATAATTTGATAAAATCCATCCAGTACTGGACTAAAATCCTTTACAGCTACTATATCGCCCACTGTTAGCTCGTGTACCTCATTAAACTCAATTGTTACACGCTGGTCTAGAGAATTAGTAAATTCTTTGAATGTTAAAAAAGTTTCCGTTACTCTAAGCACATTCCAATCTCTAGTATAGTCTAGCGCACACCAAATAGTGTAACCAGGATATATGTCAGGCAATACTGTATCAGCAGACAAATCTTTTATATCAAATACTGTGGCATTTACATCGGCTCTATCTACATATCCAGCAGTAAGAATTGTGTCCTCACGATATGGCAAATTATTTTCAGCAAGGTCAGATGTCTTAAATCCAATTGGTTTTTTATAAAAGTCTTGATCGGTAACCAATTGTGTTTCCAAATTGGCTTGCGTAATATCATTAGATAAGACAGCGACCCCGGGATTCAATGAAAAATATCGCTCTTGAAGTGCAATTTCTATGGATTGGCTGGCTGCAATACTACCGTATTCCCCTACCCTAAACGCCCAATCTTCGTAAACTTTTATGGTGTTGGTTAATTTTCCAAAACTCACATATTGCATCGCAGATGCTGCTGTTAGTGTGCCTTTGCTTTTTATGAACCCTTGATAAAATTTAGTCTGAGTTACGTTATCAAGTCCAAGTTCTTTAAAATATTGTCTTTGCCGATATCCAATTAATCCCCGAGCATGATCGTCAATTGATTCATTGAGGCTTGCGGTATTAACATCGTAATAGTCACGCCCCCCTGCTGCTAAATTAGTAATGTTAGGCAACAGCGTTCGATTAATTTGATTATATTCGACTTGCTCCCAATATTGAGGGTTGAATAATTCACCTGAATTACTTTCCAATGCAGTATAATAAAAAGACTTGTATTCAATCACATCCCCGACCAAATAATTTTTCCCCTCGGACCATTTATCCACAGTGTGGAGATTAATTATAAATCCCGGGGCGTCCAATGTGCCAACCCAATTGTCAGTGATAGTACCAAAAATTCTTAATCTACTTTGCCGGTTTCCTAGTTCAGGTTGATAAATTACATCATTAAACTGTGTTTTGTTTTTAAAAATTAATTGGTGTTCATAGCTGACTACATCCAATACCACTAATCCAATGGTTGTTATTGTTTTAGAGTATATTGATGTAAAATTACCGTAGCGGACCACGTCAAGATTATTAATGTCAATCACATTATAATTTTGATCTAAGACACAACTTTTTAATTTGTTGTTTTGGATTTTATCTGTAGAACCAAAAGGCAGATTAATTTTTATCATATCGGCTATTGGGCTTAACAAAATAAGATTGTTTTCTTTCCACCCTTGCAAGTGCCAGGTTATAAATTCCTTAGCACTTAAAACAAAATCCATTGATTCTTTGAGCTCAGTTGAACTGTCATTGAACAGTACCCCTTGAAATTCTAAATACCTTTGATAACTCACTAAAAAATCAACCACTTCCTGCACAGAAGAAAATTCACTGTTGTAAGGTATATCTATTGAGAAATCTTCATAATCTTGAAATACTGTTGCACCTACACCATCGATAGCGATCGAATAATAATTGTTTGATGCCTGCGAGGGTATAATAGTGAAATAGGGCCTAGCTATGTCGTAGCCTGATATTGCATACCCTGCGTTGGTTTTTTTGACTACAACGGCACTATACACAATTTGTGCAACAGGCGGACTTTTATCTAAAAATACGTCATAATCATCATCGGGGATTAATATACCGTTAATTGTGGCTGTTGGAGAACTTTGCTCCCCTAGCACTGTCAGATAATTTTTTGATGAATAGCCGCCGAGAGCATAAGTTAACTGCATCTCAGATTTTAATAAATTTTGAGAGACGCTATTGGCCGGTTGAAGCTTTTTTCGCAAATAATCGCCAACCCAGTTGATGTAGCCAGCGCCGCGCACCACTTTACCCGTTGAGTCAGTTATGCCGTTGACTACGACTCGGGATTTACGAAAATTATTCAATGGCATGGTAGCAAAAAGCCTAATAGTATTAAATATTTACTCAATTTAAATTGTGGTATTAAGCATTATATCAAGCGCCATCTGAACCGGCATAGGTAAAAGTAGTTGTTGATACTATTGTTCCAGGTGAACCACTATTATTAACAGCAATTTCAACTGTAAAATCACCTACAGCTTCATCCGTTGCGCCCAAATTACTTATAGCTACACTGCCTGCTGCTGCTCCGGTAAACGGCAACCAAGACCCGGGACCAAGAACATTGGGTGTTACTGTACCTGTTCCATTCGTGCTAATACCGTCAACCGTTACCCGATACAAGTAACTTGATCCGATGCCGGGTGTAGTTGGTGAATACCAGTTTCCGGCCATCTGCGGTGACCATTGTGTAAGATCACCGGAGTACGAAGGTGCGTCACCTGTATGTGCTTGTAAGATTCTCCAACCACCATCGTCGTCTAATCTTAGTGTCAACGAAGCATTGCCTGGCGTAGATTTAATGTATATGTAATATCCATCGAAACCGGTAGTAGGTAGCGTTGGTGCCGCTGTTGTTGTAGTGGTTGTAGTTGTAGAAGTTGGTGCTGCTGTTGTTGTAGTGGTTGTAGTTGTAGAAGTTGGTGCTACTGTCGTTGGTGGTGGGGGCGGCGGTGGTGCTACTGTCGTTGGTGCTACTGTCGTCGGTGCTGCTGTCGTTGTAGTTGTAGAAGTTGGTGCTATTGTGGTTGTAGTTGTAGAAGTTGGTGTTGTACTAGTTGTAGTAGTTGTAGAAGTTGGTGTTGTACTAGTTGTAGTAGTTGTAGAAG